TGTATTTTCTTCATGCTGTTGTTGAAGATTGGAAGGGAAATCTCTTGAAGATTAAATGGGCCGATAACCAGCTTTGGTATCGTGATACGGGACATGGATGGGCTTTGATTTAACATGGAAATTGAAATGACCGAAGCTGAAATTGTTAAACTTCTCGAATTGGCATCTGATTGTTATTATAATTCAGATCAAACGATTATGTCTGACAAAGAATACGATGATCTTGAAAAAGAACTTAAGATCTTAAATCCAAATCATCCATATTTTTCTCAAGTGGGTTCAGAAGTAAGGGGTGGTAAAATTAAACTTCCTCATATTCTTGGTTCATTAGATCAAATTGGTTTAAATGAAATCCAAAATTGGATTGTGAAAAATAATTGGCAAAATGAATTGTTTGTTATTAGTGCTAAACTCGACGGAACTTCTGGTTTAAATCAATATGGTAAAAATGGTAAATTTAATGTAGCTTTCTCAAGAGGTGATGGCGAATTTGGAGCAGATATTACTCGACATGTTTCCAAATTTAAAAATATTCCATTAAAAATTCAAAATTCATCTACAATTCGCTGTGAATATATTCTTACAAAACAAGCTTTTAAAAATATTGAAGATGCTTTTCCTGAAGAATCTTTCAAAAATTCCCGCAATTACGCCGCTGGAAGAATGAACGCATCAGAATCCCCCCATATTTTTTATGAACAAATTGATGCAATTGCTACAACATTAATTTATCCTGAATTAGATAAAAATAAACAATTTGAATATTTAAAATCGATTGGATATAAAGTTCCTGATTATATAGTCGTAAAAGGATCGGATCTTAATGATGAAATGCTTATTGCATATATTCAAAAATTAGATTCAGAATATGATTATATTATTGATGGGGTAGTTATTGATTTAAATGATAATATAATTGCCAAATCATTAAGTCGAAAAAGTAGCTCTAAAAATCCTATGTTTGCCAAGAAATATAAAGAATTTGGCAAAGACAAATTTGCAATTACAACTGTTAGAGATGTAATTTATGAAGCATCAAAACATAAATTATTAAAACCAGTAATACATTTTGATGATGTAGACATTCCAGGTTCAGGCGTAATTATCAAAAAGTGTTCGGGTTTCAACGCACAATTTATTCTTGATAATAAAATTGGAATTGGTTCTATAATTAAAATCGTGAGATCGGGTGATGTGATCCCATATTGTAAGGAAGTTATTTCGGGGACAGTTCCCCATCTACCCGATCCAGAATTATATGGAGAATGGGAATGGGATTCTAATTTGGTTGACGCGGTACTCGTAGAAGAAAATGATACAACCAGAATTAATTCACTTATAAGTGTATTTTCCGATCTTGAAATTGATTGTCTCAAAGAAGGTAATATAGTCAAGCTTTATAATGATTATCATCAACATATAAAAGATGATACACATTTAAGTGCTACCAATATTATTAGAATGACCCGCGAAATTTTAGTACAATCGTTGGGGGAGAATGGAAATAAAGTTTATGATTCCATAAAACAAAAATTAAATCCAATTACAATGGCAAATCTTGCTGGTTCAAGTCAATGTTTTCCAAAAGGAATTGGTCGACGTAAATTTAAAAAGTTGTTTGATCATTATCCAGATCTTGACTTTACTAAAATTAAGAGTTATAATCTAACTTCAGTGGAAGGGTTTTCGGATCTTAGTGCTGAATATGTGATTGAAGGAACTCCAAAATTTCTAACATTCTTAAACGATATTGAAGGTTTTTACACAATTGGAAAGAAAGAGGTACAACAAATGTCAAGTTCAAATGAATTGGAAGGTCGAATCTTCCTTTTTACTGGCGTAAGGTCAACAGATTTAGAGAGTCGAATTCGATCTCAAGGTGGTCAAGTTGCTTCAAGTTGGTCCTCAAAAGTTACCGATTTGATTGCTAAAGATCCATCAAGTACAAGCGGAAAAGCTCAAAAAGCTCGTGATGCTGGTATTACTCCCATTTCACTTGAGGAAGCTGAGGATTTATTTTAATGGGGTTGTTTTAGGAATAGACCAAAAGTTACTAAATCTCATTTTAGAGTTACAGAAGATCCACATACTGGAGAATTTAATATAGAAGATAATTTAGGAAATTGGGCTGGTGGTGGAGGTGCTTGGCGATCCAGTGGTAAAAGATTTAATGATAAACAAGAAGCTTTTGATTGAATTAAAAAAGAAGCTGGTCCAACTGTTGTAACAGAAGATTTATAATGGAAGAAAAAGTTTATACTTTTGGAATATATAAAATTTCTCTTCGTGAATCGAGTTCCAAAAGATTTCCGTGGATAGTTGAATTGGATTTATATGATTCATTAGATCAATATGAATTTGATGATTATGATGATGCAATAGATTGTTATGAAGAGTTGAGAAAACAATATGATTATCTACAAAGTTGAATCTTTAGTATTTTATGAAAGTGAATTGGGCGGAAGACCATTTAATCTATATTTTGATGATGGTTATCTATTTTTGAATAAAGAAACTGCCATAAGAAAAATCGAAGAATATTGTGAAATTCCTCCTATTAAAAAATATGCGACAAATTTATTAAGAACCAACGATAGATGGACGATTGCGTTCGATCAACCAATTGGGTCCAAAAGTTACGAAATTATAATTGAAATTAAAGAATGGTATGTGAGTGAAGAATGAATTATAAGGAATTAAATGGAAGTTAGTAAAGAATTATTTAAACAACTTGTCTGGGAAAAAATTAATCTTTTAAATGCCGATATTACCGATGCAATACTTACAGTTTCAGAAAAACTTAATATTGAATTAGAAACTGCAGGAAGAATTATTGCTTCTGATAAAGTTCTTAAAGAAATGTTGAAGATTGAAGCAACAAAAAACAAATCTCTTAAGAAAGAAGTTATAAAAATAGATGAATGATGCTTTTGCATTATCAATATTATATCGTGCTCTTAGACTTCATTTTACCCAAGATAGTTATGACTTTGTTAAATTTCAAGGACAAGTCTCAGGTAATAACTTACTAGCTCAACAAAAATTCAATAATTCTAAACAAAAATTTCTTTTTACTTCTTTAGGTAAACATAAAGATCCAAAAAATTTAATAATTTCAAATTTAATTTATAATAACAAGTCTTTTATACTTGACATTACTTCTGAAAAGGGTTATAATACCTTTAATGAATGGGAAAATCGACAAGCACAGCTCTATTATAATTTATCCCAAGATTTAAACAAATTCGAATACATTAAAGAACTAACATCGATTAGTCGAAGCAGTCTTCCTATTCTAATCGAAAAATATATATCGGAAGACATAAGTTCAGAATCTGTAGTCTTAATTGACTCTGTAATCCATAAATTGGATGACTGGCAAAAAATCAAACATCCTCTTATTGAAAATAATATTCTCAAGTTGAGAAAATATCGATCATTTTATTCTCCCGATATTGAAAAAATTAAGAGAATATTCTTAAAAAAGTGGTCATAAAACTATAAATAAGACGTTGGTAACAACATACGAAAAACAAAACACACAAACACAGAAAGAAAACAAAAATGACAACATTAGCAGAACTTCGTAAAAACAGAAATACAAATTTAGAAAATCTAACTAAAAAGTTGACAGCGACAACTTATACAAAAGCTGAAAAAGAAGTTGATCTTGACGAATTTATTCTAGTAAAAGATGCAACTGGTGCAGGAAGTGCAGTACTTAGATTCCTTCCTGGGTTTGATGGTGAAGAACCATTTTATATTGTACACAAATATTCATTTAAAGATAAAAATACCGGAAAATATTATATTGAAAATAGTCTAAGCACTCTTGGTCAAAAAGATCCATGTGCTGAAAGAAATAGTAAACTCTGGGCCGATGGAATTAAAACACAACAAGATGAAGGTCGCGGACGAAAAACTGAATATTGGGCCAATGTTTATGTTGTAAAACATCCCGGAAATAGCGAAGATGAAGGTCGAGTAATGAAATATAAATTTGGTAAACAAATTTATGGATTTATAAAAGATCAACTCCAACCTTCTGATGAAGATGAAGTTATGGTCAATATCTTCGATATTGAAGAAGGTGCAAATTTTAGATTAAAATGTGTACCAAAAATTGCTAAAATTGGTGATAAAACCATTAACTTTCCTAACTATGAGAAAAGTAAGTTTGAAGCACCATCACCATTATTTACAGATGATAAGAAATTACAAGCTGTACTTGATGCACAACATTCATTAATCCACTTAGTTGATGAAAAGAACTTCAAAACCTATGATGAACTAAAGAAAAGACTTGATTTAGTTACAGGTGCGGGAACTGATATTGCATCATTAGTTAGAGACGATGATACTCCAGCAGAGCAAATGGTAGAAAGAGTTTCTAATAAGACTTCAAAACCAAAAGCCGAAGCAAGAACAGAACCAGAAGATGACGAAAATCAATGGTTTAAAGATCTAGAAGAACTAGACGCAGAATAAAATCTCCTTTATATTATGAAAGAAAAGTCCATTTCGGTGGACTTTTTTCTTGACTTAATTTCCGAATGTGATATATTGAAATCAAGGAGTTATATTATGAAAAAGTTATTGATGTTGAGTGCGTGTATTTTAATTTCTGCTTGTCATACTGATCCATCCCCAACAAATACCAATGTTGATGAAAAATCTGCTTCAGATGCTTCTGGAAATGCTGTAATGCCACATGCCGATGGGTTTGATCCAAATTCAAAGGCTTCTGATACAAACTGGAATTATACTGAAGAAACAGATCAAATTACAAATTTAAATGTTTCTAAATTAACGCGAGAAATTGTACTTGATTCGGGATCAAATATTGATATTACAACAGAATGTATTAATAATACCACAATCAAGTTTGATATGAAATTTTTTGATAAAGATAATAAACCGCTTGAATTAGATACATCTGAAAATAGTTTACAAACAGGTCGAGTATTTAATACATACGAATCTTTTGGCTATCTTAGAGGAAGTACAAAAGAAAATAAAGAAGATCGTGTAACATTTAATCTTCTTTATAATAATGAAATTAATATTACATATGATAATACAAAACTTCTAAAAACAGAATTAAAATTTATGGATGGTGAATCTACTGTTATAGATTTTGAAGTTAATGATCCCGATTTAGTTAAATTTAAAAACAAATGTTTTATTAAGGAAGAACCTAAAGTTTCAACCAATACAACTGAATTAGACCCCAGAATGTATGGTAAATAAAGATTATATTTATTAATTTTTGTATATATTGAAACCAAGGAGTTATATTATGAAAAATATATTATTGATTGCTACTCTTATTGCTTTATTTTCAACCTCGGCCACGGCCTGGACTAAATCTGAAATAGATTATATTAATACAATGAAGGATTATTGTCAATATCCAGCAGAGAATTTATATGGGCCAAATTCTCCCATGACATATAACGAAAAGAAAAAATTAGGTAAAGAAACGGTTGTTGCCTTTTTAAGATTCCATAGAGCGCATCCCCAAGAATCCAAAATGTTTAATGTTTGTATAAGTGATACTTGGCAAACACTTAAAAAATATAATTTAGATCATGGAATGTAATTAAGCTCTTGGAACTGAGGTATCGATCCCAGCTCGATCTTTAGATGAATTCGGTTTATGTAATGGTGGTGCATCGGATTTTTTATGATGGTGATGTGTTGTATTTTTTGGTGCGACAGTAACAATATTTGTAGTATTGTGATTAACTGTAGTAGAGTTTTTGTGTAAATTTTGAGCTTGTTGTGATGATTTATTATCATTTTTGACCCAAAAATCGGCTGCGCCTCTTCCCGTTTGTCTATGTTCTAAATGAAATCCAGGATGTGGATCTGTATTTGGAATTTTTTGGGGAGCATCTCTATTCATTTCATCTTGCATATGAGTTACAAACCTCTTATTAAGAGATCCGGGGCCTTTATATTGTTCCGAACCTCCATATAAACTTGTCCAAGTGGGTGATAAAGCTGATGCTATTTTATTCATAGCTACTTCATTACCTTTAGATTTTTTAAGATCTGATGCTAAATCATTACCAGTTTTTCTTTTATAATCTTCTTGCGCCAATAACCATGCGGCCGAATCCTGTCCCTTTTGATCAAATTTAAGATCGGGATATTCTTTCTTTAAACGAAGCCAAGTAGAATGTTCTATTTGATATGCACCAGCAGCTGTCGAAGGACCATGGGGTCCAACATATCCAACTTGATTTGGATGTTCTCCTTTTGAAGCATCAAAACCTCCTCCACCAACAATTCTATTATAACCATTTTTATCAGAAGTTCCTTCGGTATCACGAAGTGAATCTAAAAAGGCGCGGCCTTCTAATGGAATATCTTTGGAAAATGTTGTTTGTGAACCAATTCCATGAGTTCCACGATAAATTGCCTTACCAGCATTATCAACTGCTTGGTGAGTAGCATCCGCAGCAGCATTCGCAACAGCATTCGCTCCTGTACGAATAGCTCCCGCCAAATCTTTGACATTTGATGGAAGGTTTTTTATAAGACTAATAATCCAATCTAAAATTGTTTTACTTATTTCAGCAATCCATTCGACTGGTTTGAAATTTTTAATTGCTTGACCAACTGAATCATCCCACATTTTTCCAACATTAAAATTTTTAAGTTTATTAGCAAGATCATTAAAACCAAACATATTAAGAATAAATTCAGAAACGCCTTTAATCATTTGTAATAACATTTTTGGAATATCAAGAAGTCCTTTGGTCACACCTTGAATAGCACCATCCAGTCCTTTAATAACTCTTTGAAATAATGAACCTTTTGTACCTGAAAATGCTTCAACAAATCCTTTTACGCCATCAATCAAACTACTGAATATAATAATGAATTCGCCAATTACAGGAATTCCATCGCCTAATTTAGCTAATTTACCAATTAAACCTATATCGGCAAATTTGGCTAAGGGTTCTAATAATTTAAATATACCTTCAAATGGTTTCGCAATAAATTTTAAACCTTTGGTAATAGGTTCAAGAAGTTTTTCAATTTTTAAATTACCAAAAAATGTCTTTATTCCTAGGCCAAATTTCTTAAAATTGAGCACCATTTCGGCAATAAATCCCTCACCAAATAACAGAAGTGATTTAAATATACTAAATTTAGTTTTAGTCACTTCTGGAGAAGTATCTATCGATGTGCCATCAGAATGTTTTTCTATATTAGCTTCAGCATCTTTGAATTTGTTTGTACCAAAATATGTTTTGATTGTATCAATAAGAGTTGAAATTTTTGAGGATGTTGTTGTACCAGTTTGAGCACTAACAGAACCAATTCTTGCAACAGCAAGAACTGTTTGTCTAATTGCCCTAAGTTCAGAAACCATTTTATTAAAACCTGATGATATTTGATCACCTACAAGTTTAATAACACCGGATTCGTTAGTAGATGTTCCACCAGTATAATTTGAACCCATGCCTGTTGCACCATGAGCATATTGGCCAGCCATTTCAGCTTGTTTTAAATGATCTTCGATTTCTTTGTTAGAAAATCCTGCTGTGTCGGGATTCTTTGCTGAATTATATGCATACGCAAATTGTAATGCTTTTTGACCATAAACATTTCCCGATAACATATTATATGCCATTTGCTTTGGGGTAAATTGTTTAAGAGCCCAAGAAGCACTCATTAAAGTTGGTTTAACAAAAGTATTAAAACCCGCTGAGCGTAAAGCTTTGGATGTTGTTATTTTTGGAAGATCTGTCATTGACTATTTATGAGTTTTTAGATGCTTCTTCTTTTTCTGAAAGATAATTTTGAAGAAGGGAGATGTATATGTCTCTTTCAAAAGGATAAAGATCTTCTATTTCTTGAATAGTAAATGGATAATCATTATTTGTATTTTTCAATTCAAAATTTAATCTGTAGAAACTTGCCAAATCAATGTGATTCAGCATTAAAGAAAAAAATCGTTAACACCCTTTAGAATAATTTCTCTATCAGTTCCTTTTTTATTGGTATATTTAATTGTATGAGATATTTGAGGGAGATTTTGAAAATATTTTGAGACATTTTCAGAAGCTACTTTATCCCATGAATCTATAAATGTATCAATTTCCTCTTGAGTACTATCTTTTAAAAAATATACTTCATCTTCATTTTTTAAACTGTATATTTTTTCAAAACATTTTCCAAGGACACTATACATTTTTTCTGGATTATCTAAATCGGCAAGCTCATTTGATAAGAACATATCAATATTGATATGTTTCATTGTAATACCCCATTCATCATTTAGAGTAATATCTCTCTTAGGTACTACAACATCTTTTACACATTTAGCAACAATATCTTGAAGATTAATATCAAATTCATATATTTTTTCATCTTCTTCGTCTTTAAATTTTAAATTAACTTCGTTCGAAGTCGAAACAATTCTAAGAAGTAGAAGAAGAATTTCTAAATCAAATATTGGAATTAGACCCGGATCAACTTGACCCATTGTACAATTTGTAATAATTTGTTTAATGGCATTGATAATATCGGGCATTTCATTTGATTGAAGAGCTATAAGAAGTATTTTCTCTTCTTTAACTGTATATCCTTTATATTTTATCTTCTTATTACTACATGGAAGTTTAGTTTCAAATAAAGCATGTTTTAATACTGGTAATGTCATTATATATCCTTTTTAATATGAAATAGTATCCGTTGGTAGGAATGGTAGAAGATTTGAATATGAATTCAATAAACCACCAAATGCTGGACTTGGATTATTTATTCCAGAAATAAGAGTATTCATAGAACCAAAATTATTTTGTGAAACTAATCCTTGTATACTTGATAAAGATGAAGATTCTGATGCTGTTATATTTGCATAACTTACATTCCAATTGGTAAAATTAAACTTTACGGCAATACGAGAAATTTGTTCTTGATTACCCCAATCTCCTTGTATATCTTGAAGAAGAACTGGATAAGCATTATATAAAGTATATGTAATAACGGCATTAGCTGCAACATCCATTGCTTGAATTGTAAGATTGGTTACAAAATCTGAGTAATAAGATATAAAATAAGGTTGATTACTTCCATTGGTGTTTGTAACACCATTTACATTAAATGGTACTATCAAATTCATCCAATCGGTAAAGAATTTGTGAATAGTGCCAGCACCATCAGCAATAAATCTTAAATCTAAGTCAGAAAATACAACACCAATTGGCATTTTGTAATTGAGTCCAAAACCATACGGCATTGATCTGCTTTGTGTGGCTATTTCTATTCCTGGAAGTTGTGTTGCTTCGCAAAGTATACTTAAATTTTGTGCTGTTGTAGAATCTGAAGTTAATTTTGTGGGAGGGTTTATAGTTGTGATAAAGTGATTAGTAGGAAGAAATCCATTCAAAGAAGATATTGTACTAATAAAAGTAGAAAGATCAATTGGCATTATTTATCATTTCTTATTAGAGTAGATTTCATTTTAGTATGTGCGGCATTATATACTTCTTCGGTAG